GAACACGGCCCAAGGTGGTGAAGCGTTCTTCATTGGTAAGGGCGGCGCGATGACGGGCCGTGGTGGTGACGTGGTGATTCTGGACGACATCTTGGACGAACAGGATGCTGTGTCCGAGACGGCGATGGAGAACACGTGGGAGTGGTACACGTCTGGCCCCCGTCAGCGATTACAGCCAAACGGCGCAATTATTATCATTAACACAAGATGGAAGATGGATGACCTGTCGGGTCGTCTGTTGCGTCAGCAGGGTCAGTTGAAGTCGGACCAGTGGGACATCTTGGAGTTCCCTGCCATTTTGCCGAGTGGTGGGCCGTTGTGGCCGGAGTACTGGAGCCTCGATGAGTTGGAAAAGGTCAAGATGTCGATTGGCCTGAAGAAGTGGAATGCGCAGTGGCAGCAGCAGCCGACGAATGACGATGGGGCGATATTGAAGCGGGAGTGGTGGCGCAAGTGGAAGCATGATGAGCCGCCGCTATGTGATTACATTTTGCAAACACTGGACACGGCGTACAGTAAGAAAGAGACGGCGGACTTCTCGGTCATCGCGACGTGGGGCGTGTTCCACGCATCGGCAGACTCGGGCCCTAGTCTTATCTTGTTGTCCGTGAAGAAGGGTCGGTGGGACTTTCCTGAGTTGAAGCGGGTGGCCAAGGCGGAGTATCAGTATTGGAAGCCTGACAATGTGTTGATTGAGGCCAAGGCTACGGGTACGCCGTTGCAGCATGAATTGCGCAAGATGGGGATTCCTGTGACGATGTATGCCCCCGGGGGCAGGAGGTCTGGTCAGGACAAGGTAAGTCGGGCGAACGCTGTTGCGCCGATGTTGGAATCGGGGATGGTGTGGTATCCGGAGGATGAGGAGTTTGCTCAGGAGTTGGTGGAGGAGTGCGCGGCCTTCCCGAACGGGAGCAATGACGATCAGGTGGATGCGACGGTAATGGCTTTGATGCGATTTAGGCAAGGTAATTTTGTGCGCTTGGATGATGACGATGATGAAGAGCGTGATCCTGATGCGCGGAGTGTTGAGTATTATTGACAAAACTGGTACTTTAGGCCGTGTTTTTGGGGGACGTTTATGGCTGAGATTCCTGTTGAGTCGTTGATACGTGAGGCGGCAACATCGCGTGGTGTTGATCCGGACTTGGCGGTAAGGATTGCACAGAAGGAGAGTTCGCTCTACCCGAAGGCCAAGAACCCCCGGTCCTCGGCGTATGGTTTGTTTCAAATTACAAACGATACGTGGAAGGAGTATGGTGGTACGCCGGAGAACCGGTATGACATGATGGATAACATACGTATTGGGATGGACATTATTGCGTCCAACCGCGATACGTTTTTGAAGAAGTTTGGTCGTGCGCCCAATGCAGGTGAGTTGTATACGATGCATATGATGGGCAAGACTGGCGGTCCGAGGCTCATGAGCCAAGACCCGACTGCTTTGATGGCGGATGTGGTATCGCCAAAGATTATCAAGGCAAACAGGATTCCAAGTACGCAGACGGTAGGTGAGTTCATTGCGTCCATGCAGCAGAAGATGGGGTCGAAGGTTGACACCATGATGGCCAAGCGTGGGGCGACTGAGCAGAAGGCCGGGACGGTTCCAACACCGAAAGCGCCGAAAGAGACAATCAAAGAAAGGCCTGTACGTGAGCCGATTATTCCGCTGGCAGAAGGGGAGATGCGCAAGCGCCCGTTGCCCGATCAGCGGTTGTTGCCTTTAGCTCAGGGGGAAATGTCGCAGGACATGATTGCGTCGTTGGGGCCGAACTATCAAGCGGCGCTTGGTGCGATGGCTTTGGGTGATACGTCGGATGATGATGTTGATTATGACGATGACGAGGCAATGGGGGATCGGTATCAGCGGTACGTAGCAGAGCAAGACAGGATACGGTTGAGGGAGATGGAGGACGCGCAAGAAGAATCGCGGCCCACGGCCCTTGCTAGTCTTGACTTGAGTTATCAGAGCCCGTTTGAGCAAAGCCCGTTTGAGGAAGAGCAGCCACAAGCGCCGGTGATGTTGGCGCGTGGTGGGGTAGTGCATCGTAGGGATGGATCGCCAATGTATGGTGAGATGGTGCCGGATAGTGGTCCGGTGACCGAGGATACTCGCAAAGCCTTATCGACACGGCAGGGGTTGTCTGCGGCTGAGATGATGCGGATGTTGAAGGGTGTAGGTAGTGAAGGAGTAAGTAATCTTGAATCTATTGTTCGTGGTCAAGAAGCAATGCTTCTTGGGTCTCCGGGGGATGTAGAATCTATTTTTCGCAGTGATGAAAAAAGAATTTTTCCCACCTCTGACGAAGTATTAAAAAAGTTTTTGCCACGAGTAACTTCGCCCACAAGAGAAGCCGAAGGGTTTGAGGCAGTGGGTATGTATGTTCCTCCCCCTATTCCTTCTTCAGCATTTTCTACAGGTGCAGAATTAATAAAACAAGGCGCAAATAAAGTAAGTTCAACTGCAAAAAATTTATTGCCTAAAAAACAGGTGATTCCCGAAGACCTTTTTCCTACACGTAAATTGTCTTCACAAGAATTGTTGAAGCAATTAAAGGAAGTAGATCCAGCGGCACTAGAAAGAGGTAAACAAGCGTTTTTAAAAGACTCTGCTGAAAAACGTCGTATGTATCATGGTACTCGACATTCGGTAGGGCTCCCAGACATACAAGTACTAGAAGACGGGACTATTAAACAAGTATATTCGGACAGGCATGGTTTTTCGGAATTTAAGCCAAGAACGGCGGACATGACTTTTTTGTCTCCCGATCCTTCGTTTTCTGAAACCTTTGCAGGGATGTATAAACATGCAAGTGGAGAAAAATATCTTCCCCATGGCGGAACTATGTATCCCGTATATGCTAAGGTAAAAAAACCGTTTGATTATGAAAATTTAGAACACGTAAAAGAACTGGCGGACGAAGTAATTAGGTTAGGTAAAAAGAAAAGTCCAAACTTAGCTAACTTATACAAAACAGACCCCGATTTTCCGTTTTGGGCAACAAGAAAAGATTATGCTATTGATGCATTAAGTGATGGCTCGTGGGCCACGCTTGAAAATCCTATTGTGATACAGGCCATTAAAAATTTAAAATATGATGGCGTTTACATGAAGGAGTCAGGTGTAAAAAACTTAGGGGTGTTTGATCCTAAGAACATAAAGTCGGCCACAGGGAACATAGGCACCTATGATGCTAAAAAGCCGGACATAAGAAAAGCACACGGCGGCGTTGTGCATCGTAAGGATGGGTCGCCTATATATGGGGAAGTTGCGGATAGTGGTCCAATTACCGAAGATACTCGTATAGCGTTGTCGCTGCCACAAGGACTATCTTCAGCAGAACTGCTGAAGCTTTTTAAAAATGTGGGCAAGGAAGGGGTAAGTAATCTTGAATCTTTGGCTCGTGGGTCCGTGGCTGCTGTTCCCGGCTTGGTTGGAGATATTGAGTCTATTTTTCGTTCCGACAAAGAGCGTAAGTTCGCCACCACCCCAGAAGTAGAACGGCAGTATTTGCCTTCTCGTTTGACCAAGCCCACGAAAGAATCAGCGGGTTTTATCGAGGCCGGTACTTTTATTGATCCAACAGTAGGGTTGAAGGTTGCAAAGCCTGTTGCAAAAGGCACAGCCAAAGCAGCCCTTGCTGGATTTAAGTCCGTAAGTCCTCAGCTTGAAGATATTCTTGAGAAGAGCGCCTTTGGTTTGGACAAGATGTACATTGTGAAGCCGACAGGCGGCACGACCTATCCCGCAAGTATGGTGTCAAAGATTGATGATTATCTTAATCGCCTAAGAATTTCTTCCGTACCGGGGATAGAAGGCTTAAAGGGCAAAGATGCCAAAAAAATTAGTGAATTTATTACAACAAAAGGCCGTGATTATTTAACAAAGCGGTATGGCAGCCCTCAAGATGCAGTAAAAGAAGCAATACTGGATGGGCGCGTTACTTTAACGGGGGCAGATGCAGAGTTGTTTCCGCCGAGGCTATTGGCAGAAGCTAGAGAAGGTAATCCTGTAGCGTTAGAGCGGTTTGAAGAGATTTATGACAAAAATACAGGTCTACAGGGCACCGTGGTATTTGACAATCTTGCAGACCCTAAAGCTAAGGTTGCAAAAGAAAAAGAGTGGGAAAAACTCATAAAAGAAGGCGCTTTGCCACATGAAATTAATCTTAATGTAGTAGGCGTAGGACGCAAAGATTTAGGGTATGGCTACGGTTCTGATGCAGAAACAGAGCTACGCAAGTTTTTGTCAGCAGAAAAAATACCCCCTAAAGAAGCTTCTGGTGTTATGTATGCAGCACGGCACGGGGAGCCTATTTATGACTTAGACAGTATGTATCCCCGGTTTGAGTTTTTGGAACCAAACACAGTAGTGCCCGCATTGGTTTCAGTGGTAGATGATTTAGATAGGATGTCGTTCCCAGAAGCGCTTATTCGTGGGATGCAGAAGACAGATGTCTTGCGCAATGAAAATGCGGCGATTGAAAGAGCGGCACAAGGAAAAAGCGTCCCTGTTGAATTATTCCAAAGAGGCATAGAGCCTATAGCTCAAGTAGGCGATTTTTCTTTGGTTCGAGTGAAGTCTCCCTTTGCTGTAAGGATGGAAGGGGCAGCAATGAGGCATTCTATTGGTAACTACGCGCTTGATCCTAGTTATGGGCTTGGCGGTAAAAAAGCATTTGAAAGTGGGGAAACACAAGTTTTCTCTATTAGAAATGCGGAAGGTAGGCCAGTAGTCTCAATGGATGCACTTATATCGGAAAGCGGCTATCCCGTTATTGGGGAAATCAGGTCCATCTTTAATAGCGAACCGAATGAACAAGAAAAACAAGCTATTTTTAAAGCATTTGATACGTTACTCGCTCCGCATTTCGGCAAAAACCCGAAGTGGGGTTGGTTGGGTATATTGCCAACTAATAAATATAAAAACGCAAGAGATGGCAATATTCTTGCTCTTGAAAACAGAGCAGAGGTTGATTGGTGGCAAGAATATACAAATTACCTAAGGAAGAAAGATGCCAATTGAACGCATAAACAGCGCCCCACAAGGCGATATTGAAATCGATGTGGAGATGGAAGACCTCCCAGAGATTGAAATCGAATTCGATGAAGAGGGCGGCGTTACCGTCAACCTTGATGAGAGTGAGGACGACGTAGCGTTCGACACCAACTTGGCTGAAGTAGTGCCAGAGGAAACACTGGCCGAGATTTCCGAAAACCTCATGATGTTGTTTGAGGCGGACGTTACTTCGCGTGATGATTGGGAAAAACAATACGCACAGGGCTTAGAGCTACTGGGCTTCTCAATGGAGGAGCGCACTAAGCCGTTCAAGGGCGCGTGTGGCGTGTATCACCCACTGCTGTCAGAGGCGATTGTGCAGTTCCAAGCGCAAGCCTTGAAAGAGCTAATGCCAGCCGGTGGCCCTGTTAGAACGCAGGTATTGGGCAAAGAGACGCGCGAAAAGTTGATGCAAGCGCAGCGTGTGAAGGAGTTCATGAACTACCAGATCACGACAGTCATGCAGGAGTACACCCCTGACTTTGATCAGTTGCTGTTCTATGTAGGCTACGGCGGTTCTGCGTTCAAGAAGATTTACTACGACTTTGATAAAGGTCGTATGGTCAGCCGTTTGATTCCTGCTGATAACTTGTACATCCCGTACAACGGCTCATCCGTCATGAGTGAGTGTGAGCGGATCAGCTACAAGTTCCCGATGTCGGTAAATGCGTACCGCAAGGCGGTAGCGCGTGGTCAGTATCTGGATATGGCGGAGCCGACAACGACGCAAGAACAGACACAGATTGAGGAAGCCAAGGATAAGTTGGTAGGCCAAGTCCCCGCAGGGGATGAGGAAGAGATGACGTTCATTGAGTTTCAGGTGGACTACGATCTCCCCGGCTTTGAACATACGGATGAAGAGGGCGAAGCTACGGGTATCAAGCTCCCGTATGTCATCACGATTGATGAGACCTCGGGCAAAGTTATCGGCATTCGTCGTAACTGGACAGAGGGCGAGGAAGAGAAGCAGCGCAAGGAATACTACGTGCACTACCTGCTAGTGCAGGGTCCGGGAGCGTATGGCTTGGGCTTCTTGCACTTGATTGGTGGTCTGTCTAAGACAGCATCGGCAGCACTGCGTCAGTTGGTAGATGCCGGTACGTTGTCTAACCTTCCTGCTGGCTTTAAGGCGAAGGGCGCACGTATTGAGAATGATGATGTGCCGATCTCTCCGGGCGAATGGCGCGACATCGATGCTGGTGGCATGGAGTTGTCACAGTCGCTTTTGCCGCTGCCTTACAAGGAGCCAAGCCAGACGTTGTTTGGTTTGTTGGGCTTCTGCGTAGATGCGGGTCGTCGCTTGTCCTCGATTACGGATTTGCAGGTTGGCGACAGCAACCAAAATGCAGCCGTAGGTACAACGATTGCGTTGTTGGAGAAGGGTTCGTCGGTCATGTCGGCGATCCACAAGCGTTTGCATTATGCGCAGAAGCTGGAGTTCCAGCTTTTGGCAAAGGGCTTTGCAGAGTATCTGCCGGATGAGTATCCGTATGATGTGCCGGGGGAGACCCGGAAGATCAAGCGAAAGGACTTTGATGATCGCATCGATGTATTGCCGGTGTCTGATCCCAATATCTTCTCGATTGCTCAACGCATCACTATGGCGCAAACGCAGCTCCAGCTTGCCCAAAGCGCCCCACAGATGCATAACCTGTATGAAGCCTATCGACGCATGTACGAGGCCATTGGGGTCAAGGACATAGATGCTATTCTGACAAGTCAGAATGTCGATAAGCCGAAAGACCCAGCCAGTGAGAACGCACAGGCGATGGATGGATCGCCGTTAAAGGCGTTTGCTGGCCAGCAGCACGATGCACACATCCTAAGCCACATCTTATTTGGTCTGTCCCCGATTGTTGGAGCAATGCCAGCGGTAGGAATGACGCTCTTGAAGCACATTTTTGACCACATCACCAAAAAAGCGGAAGAGTTTGTCGAGGCGGAGCTATTTAGACAGTATGGAACAGACCCTGACCAGCTTGTTTCCCCGCTCCAGCGCGAGGCTATGGTGGCGTTGAAGGTGGCTGAGTTCTATCAAGAGGTCAAACAACTGCAAGAACAGTTGTCAGGAGCTAATCAGCCCCCGCCTGACCCCTTGATTGAGCTGAAAAAGCAGGAATTGGCCAATGCCGCCCAGCGTGATCAGGTCAATGCGCAGATTGATCAGCAAAAACTAATGCTGGATCAGATGCGTGAGGAGAATGATGTGCGTATGGATCAGGCAAAACTGGTTCAGGCACAGCGTTTGGCGGATGAGCGCAACATGGTTGCGATGATGAAGCAGTCTGGTGGTGGCCAAGGAGGGCAAAGACGTGAATAGGAAACCCGCAAAAGTGATGCAAATGCGGTCCAAACCGCCAAAAGTGCCTAAGAATGTTCCACGTGGAACAATTAGCGACCCAAAGCCCACCTTTGTTTATCGCAAAGATGCCTTTAAGAAAGTGAAAATCACATAAAAGTAGTGTTTTTGTAGAAATACACATGCATAATAAGCATGTAGCCTTCAGATAGGGCGTGTACTGTCTGCGAACTTGGGAGAACCCATGCTGCAATTTAGCGAAAGCGTGTTACACGCTGTCCGTATCCTGAAAAAACAAACCGAAGAAATGGTGATCACGGGTACGGTGCGAGATATGGAGCAGTACAAGTTCCTGATGGGCCGTCTGGAAGGGTACAAATTCGTCGAAAGTGCAATTTTGGCACTTTTAAAAGAAAACCCTGACAATTAAGGACACTTCAGGATGACTAAAACTGCTTTGGAAGAAAAATGGGAGCATGAAGCGGCTCTAGAGGCTGAAGAAGGCCCTACCTTAGATGATGCTTATGCAGACGACGGCAGTCTTGTTGTTGAAAACCTCGAAGGCCCCGTTATTGACCGTATCCCCCGACCCACGGGCTGGCGTATTGTCATTCTCCCCTACCGTGGGGCAGAAAAAACCAAAGGCGGCATTGTTCTCGCCAACCAAACCCAAGAAAAACAGCAACTAACGACTGTCTGTGGCTATGTTTTGGCCGTAGGTGATCTTGCCTACAAAGACGAAGGTAAATTTCCCAATGGCGCTTGGTGTGAAAAGGGTGATTGGGTAATTTTCGGCCGCTATGCGGGTGCGCGTATCGGTTTAGACGGCGGAGAAATCCGGATTCTCAATGATGATGAGATTCTCGCCCGTATCAACAACCCAGAAGACATTCTGCACATGTGAGGTTAGCTATGGCAAACACTGTTCCAGACAGTCAACTAGAGTTCAATCTAGGCGAAGGGGAAGAAGAGACCACCGTTCAGCTTCCTGAACAGGAAGAGGACTCAGTCTTTGAAAAAGAACCTCGACAAGAGGCTCCTGCCCCCGTAGAAGCGAAAAAACAGGAGGCGTTGAGCCAAGAACTGGACAACGTCAGCGAAAACGTCCAAAAGCGCATTGCTAAGTTGACAGCAAAGATGCGTGAGGCGGAGCGTCGTGAACAAGCGGCGATTGAGTACGCCAAAGGCGTTCAAGCCAAGTCACAGGAGCTACAAAGACAGCTTGAGGTAACGGATACCAGCCGTCTTTCTGAGGCCAAGTCTAGGATGGAAACCCAAGCGGCCACGCTTAAATCCATCATCAAGCGCGCGCGGGAAGAGGGGGATATCGATACTGAGACAGAGGCTCAAGAGCGGTTATTTCAGCTCACAATGGAGTCCCAGCAGGTTTCTCACCATTTGTCTTCTCGGGCACGACAAGAAGAGCAGATGGCTGCTCAACAGGCACAGCCCCGTCAGGCTGCTCCACAACAAGCTGCTCCACAGCGTCCACGTCCAAGCCCAAGGGCAGAGGAATGGGCAGAAAATAACGCATGGTTTGGGAAAGATAAGACCATGACCTATGCGGCATGGGGAATTCATGCCACTATGGTGGAAGAGGAGGGGTTTGACCCCGAGTCGGAGGAGTACTATACTGAATTAGACAACAGACTTCGGTCAGAATTTCCGCAGAAATTCGGGAGTTACTACTCTAAGTCTGCTGAACCAGTATCCAGACAACGGCAGAACGTGCCCGCCGTTGCTCCTGCATCCCGTAGTTCCGGGGTTAATAGTGCACGCAAGACGGTGAAACTTTCACCGAGTCAAGTTGCTATCGCAAAAAGATTGGGTGTTCCTCTCGAGGAATATGCCAAACACGTAAAGGAGTAAAAAATGAGCCAAGAAAAACTTACCATTGATCGTGCCCCTCGCGGTACTCGCGAGAAGGAAACACGCCGGAAGCCTTGGACTCCTCCATCGCGTTTGGATGCACCCCCTGCCCCTGATGGTTTTCAGCATCGCTGGATTCGGTC